CTTAACGCTCCATACTTTAATGCGTCTTCTATTGTATCTGCAAATGCTAAACACACCATAACTAACTTAAAGACAGGACCTGCCCAGTTACCAACAGAAGCACCCCATCTTTTGGCTACATCTTCTACTGGCTTAATTGCTGTCTTTATTCTCTGTGAACTCTTAAGAACGGGCTTAACTTCACCAATAAAGCCCTTTATTCTTGCAAGCATCTTGCTATCTTTGATCACTCCACCTGCAGCTTTGATCTTGTTGATGACCTTACTAGAAATTTGACCAGCCTTCATCTTCTTAAGTTCAGATTCAATCTCTTCTCTAGATACAGCTCCAGCTTCACCTTTCTTGCCGTACCACAGTCCACGCTTTTCGATGCCGGCATTCTTAGCTAGCATTTTTTCTTCAGCTGGCGTAAACGCACGGGCTCTTCTGGCATCAGCTTTTGCTTCAGCCATCTCTTTCATCATACGATATTGTCTTGGAGCCATAGTAGTAATGGCTTCTACTCTTTGATTGCGTGCTCCTTCAGACGCAGGTTCTGATGGTTGACCATCAGCATCAGGTGGATTGCCACCACCACCAAGAAGTGCCGCACCAGCAAGTAATGCTATGGCAGATAAAATCTTTCCACCCTTGGTATCATATACATTCATTGCCTTCTTGATTAGCCCAATCTGTGGACCAGATGCCTTGAGCGCATTTTCTTCTTGGGCAATGAAGTTGGCCTCAGCCGTCTTTCTCATTGCTAGTGCTTGACCATCAAGCGTCTGTTTGATCGCAATAGAAAGATTTCCTAAACGAGCAACCTTTTGGTCAATGTCGTTTAGCTTTTTAACAATTAATTGCTTAAACTTCGCATCGCTCTCAGCTGTAGTGTCTGCGACTCTTTTCTCAACAGCACTTAGTTTCTTTGTAAAAACACTTTGTTTAGCTCGAGCGTCTCTTGCATCAAAGGAAATATCTGTAGCACGAAATAGTGTTTCATCAACCTTTCGTGTATAGTTATATAGCGCTGCTAAATTTTGTGGAGATGCTGTCGCAGAAGGTTTGTTACCAGCAGTAACTCCGCTATCACCACCAGTATTGTCAGTATTAGTAGGCTTATCGTTTTTATCGCCAGCAAGTAATGCTTTAATGGCTTCGTATGCTTCAAGGCCACCAAGAGCACTACCACCAATTCCTGCTACTTTCTTTGCGACTTTAGCTCCGCCGCGGACAAATTTCATGAATTTTTTGCCTAAGCCAGACAAACCTCCGGCTTCTACTGCTTCAACTCCTTCGGCGGCGGCGCCCACAACTTCCGAACCTACTGACATGTTTTACCTTTATTCTATTGTTCTACTAAGTCATTGATCATACCAACATATATGTCACGTTCAAATGGAATTAAGTTTTCAATTTCGCTAATAGGATATTTATGATGATGTGCTAGGAAGAAAATTGTAGAGTAGTAGTTAGCCAGGTTAGTATGGCTTAAGCAAACGTAAAAAAATCCTCTAACGTGCTTAGTTCAATTACTCGATCTGTTCCTTTAGAGTTCTTATACTCAATCTTATGGTACATCTTTGGCATAGTTTCTAGATACTTCTGGACGTCTTCAAATGCCTTGATTGGCAGACTATCCACAAACTCCTTTAACTCTTCTTCAGTGATATCCTTTGTTTCATACACATTATCTTTGTCGTAAATAGATTCGATGGCTCTAGTTACAACCTCAACAGAAATTTCTGCCATAGTCAAATCTTCACTCAATGAATTCAGTTCAGCAGCGGTGGGATAGCGAAGGATCACACCAACATCGTCCTCTAACTTAAGTCTGTTTGTGTGGTTTTTCTCTGACTTAAGAGTAATGTCATCAAGATTGACCTTGAACTTATACTCCTTTTCGTCTTCATTATCAATGTAGCTAAGCTCAACAATATTGTCGACAGACTTACTGCGGATCTTTAGGAAGAGATACTCGATGTCATAGTTGGTGAGTTTGTCTACATCAATCTTAGTGTTGTGGTCTACAGATACGACACAGTTATTGATGATCTGTTGTAGACCACCAATCAGACTCTTTCTGTCACCAGCAGACTGAGCCATAAGAAGGATCTTCTCTTCCTTGACCAGGAATGGACGAAACTTAGCGTCCTTGCCTGTTGATGGGATAGTCACGTCAAATAGTGGTGTCTTCAGTTTAGGTAAAGCCATAATAATCTCCTATGATATAGCTAAATAATTAAGCGAGTACGGTTGATACGTTGAGTGGTGTGTATGGCGGTAGTTCGCCTATTAGTCCAGTGTTCTGATTGATGGCATCTTGTACTGAAGTTGGAGCTCCATCAGGACCAGTTAACTGAGGGTTATTTTTATCAGATGCTATTTGATTTCCATCAGATGGCGCATCTTGTGTTTTAATACTATAGTTAGTGGCAAGGAATGTCACATCAGCTCTCAGGTATTGATCTGTAGAATTCCATGCTAAGTTTATACTGCCAATCTGTTTAACAAAGCATTCATTTAAAGTAACTGTTACGATCTTATTTCCTACCTCATTGTATATATAGACTTCTAAGTTAAACATAATATTATCTTTATATGCCACCTCATATGGATTGTTGCCTCCACCTGCACCAAATACAGGCACGTTTGAATCCATTGTATTATAGCCCATGAATGGACTGGTCGCAGACATTGCATTTAGTATGTTGTATAGAATGTTGTCTTGGTTTGCTTCAACCATAAACGACATAGATACTGGACCAAATACTGGTCTAAATGGAACGTATTCTAATGGACCATATCCATAACGTCTAATCATCTGTGTATCTAGATCAACGGATGGGATATTGATAGAGTCTGTAAAGAAACTAAACTTGCTCCCCAGAAAACCGGTCTCTTGTCCGTTTTTATTAGCAGGAATAAAGTTGCACTGATATAATGTAGGTTTAAGCAACCCATCATTCAAAATAGCTTTGAAATTTGAGACACTAAATCCATCTCCGTATGCCATTACTTCCAACCCTTGTTAATAATGCTTCTGGAGTCTTTCCAGACTTGTGATGTTGTTGCCCCAGTAAAGTTCTCAACAGGTAGAAACAAACACACATCCCACTCAGCAGGAACAACATAGATAAACTTAGATCTTAGTTGCGATGACAGATATTGCTTTACGCATGGCTTGATGTATTTATGTGAAGAAGAGTAGGCTAGGATAGTATAGCTGATGTTTAGTTTAGCATCATCAGACAGCTTAGGATCATTCACATATGGATAGAGCATATCCATCAGCTTTGCCCTGAGTGTTGGTGGTAGGTAGTGGAGATTCAGACCAATGAATCCATCCTTGGTTTTCTTCAATGGAAAGATCAGTGGGAATCTGTCATAGTACGGTAGTGTGTCCTTATGTTTAGCATCATATTGAAACATGTACATACGACCGACCTGGATTTGTGTGGTGAGTGCAGTCTTGTTGGCTAGTAGTCTTGTCTCAGTTATTGATGCTAGCTTCTGGGCAGTGTCCCGGAACCAATTACGCGCTTCCTTGGTACGACCAGGAACCTGTCCCTGTCGAATGCCTTGAGCTAGAATTTGGTCAAATAACGTAATTGCCATTACTTTTTCCCGTAGATTTCGTTTTCGGTCATAATGATAAACTTGTAGTTCTTGTCCTTGCAGTACTCATCCGCAGCCTTCCACTTTGCCTGGTTGACTGCATATGTCTTAACCTCCTCAACGAACCTCTTTGTCTGTCTAGAAGGCTTTACTGGTGGCTGTGTCTGCTTGAATGGTTTAACCTCAATGATATACACCTCACCCTTCTTGTTCTTCATGATGAAGTCGGTGAAGTACCGATGGATTCTATTGTCAAGCGGCGATCGATATGGAATCACGACTTCCTCACTACCCCAACAAACAACATCAGGGTTACTATCAAGAAGCCGCATTAAGTCAAATTCCCACTTGCTCCGATAGATTATGTTAGTTGGGTTGCCAAGATACTTTCCCGGATTCTTAGGTGTGAACTTCCCTTGCATTTTCTCTCTATAAATAGTTATAACCATATTTATAGGGAATGAAATGGCTTCTAATCAAACCAACAATCCGTATGTACTACCAGGAAACCAGACAGTAATAAGCAATATTACGTCTGCTGCGACAGGTGCTGTTAACAACATCACCAAGAATGCTCAGGGTGCAGATGGATCTATTGGATCCATTGCCAGTAATATTACCCAGGCTCTTGCTGCAGCCGGCGGTCCTGTTGATTCTATCGGAGGTATTATTGCTTCTGGATTAGATCAGCTCATCTCAGGATCAAGCAGCTACTTTACAAAGGGATCACCTGAGAGAATTACAAAAAATGCATTGGCTAACAGAAACCTTTCTAGCCAAACCACATCCAATCCTGAAACAAAGATTCCAAATACTATGGGTGAGACAAACGACCCACCTGATATTTGGTATCCACCTTCATTACATACTACACCATATTTTATGGTTCTTCAGTTTGGTGAATACCAACGCCTATCACCGCTTGTTGATACTACAATTCAAGCCACAATGAATATATTTCTACCATTGCCTGATGGTTCTGGTCTTGTTGATGAAACAAGTGCCAGATGGACTGCTACAGAGATGGGAGCTGCAGGAAATATTTATGATTCGATTAAATATTCTAAAAATCTAAATGCTGCTGCAGGCGATGCCGCAGTATATGCGGGTCTTGCTATTGCTCAATCTGCTGGTGGTGTTGCAGCAGAAGCAGCACAG